TTATTTCAAACACAATTTGTTCACGTTTTGTTCCAGAGGGGGCGGGTATGTTGATCAACCCCCCACCCCAAAAATTTACAGTGCTGTGCTATATACTATTGCGTGTAAAAAAATTTTAGCAAATTTTGAACTTTTTTTCAAAAGACGTGCGGCCCCCCTAACTAAGTGGGGGAGGAAGCATCTTCAGAGAGTGAGAGTGTGTATATAAGATGCCCATGTGATCCTCCCCCGTACAGGAGACGTGACACATTGCGTGCCACACCAACATTATATCTTAACGCCTCTTGCATTGCAACCTTTATTATTGTATAATTCACATATGGTCGAAGATAACACAGATGCACTTAAACCGTTGACTGGCAAACAAGAACTTTTTTGTCAAGAATTCATTAAAGATCTTAACGCTGTTCAAGCGGCGGTTCGTGCTGGCTATCTACCTCAGCATGCAAAAAAGAATGCTTATACTTTTTTGAGGCATGCAGGCATAGCATCGCGAATATCTGAACTAAAGGCCGACTCAATGAAACGTACGAAGATTGAGGCGGATGATATATTGCGCAGGCTTATACGTATCGCTGAAAGAACAGAACAAGAAGGCGATTATAATGCTGCCATCCGTTCCCTAGAGCTTCTTGGTAAACATCAAGCTCTGTGGACAGATAAGAACATCACGGAGATTACCAATGCATTTGCCACTGGTAACAGTGATGAGGATATCCAACGTGATGTGGAGCGCTTACAAAAAATAGCCGCACCCAAATTAAAAATAGTCAAAGGAAAATAACATGGCAATTAAAAACAGTAAAACAAATACACCAAAAGAACAAGACGGAAAAACTGGTCAACAAATGGCAGGTAGATATAAAGCAACATCTCCATATCCTACAAAAATTCCAAAAGAATTAGATCCTTATATCATAGGAAAAAGATTAAAAGATGCCGCAAAAAAGGTTAAAAGCTAAATAACATGACAGATTCAGTAATGAGCAAAATACTAAAAGGTAAACAGCCTAAAAGAAAAAACAAAAAAGCCCCAGATGGCAACAGAATGAATCCTAGTGGTACAGCACAAACTACGGCGTACTATCCTAAGCCAGGAGATGGGCCTGTATTAACCAAGAAACAAAGAACTTTACCAGAAGCTTTAAAGAAAAAAATAATAGAAGCCAAGAAATCTGGTGCGGGATATTCAGGAGATTAATATGGCAGGTCCAAAAGACAAAAATAAAAAAGTAAAGATATCTAAATTTACAGCAGGTGGTAATAAAATATATGAGAAAACAACTCCATCAAAAATATATAAATCAGTAACCTATAAAAAAGGTGGACCAAGAACTGGTGAAAGCGATTTTGCAGGATTTACTAAAAGTGGTCCTGGAAAAGGTCGTGGTTACGCAGGAACTCAGAAAGTAATAGATACTAAACCTAATCAAACAGTAGATACAATTAAAATTAAAGACGGTCCTACTTATACAAGAAAAAAATCTGGCGCTGGTTATTCTGGTGATTAATAATTAAATTTATTTGGCTAAACAAAAACCCCCTCCCCCTAAAGAAGAGCCGCCCAATCCTCTAGATGAGTTTTGGGAACAGTTGGGGTGTGATCCAAAGACCGGCAAAACTAAACCAAAAGTATAGGAGTACTTATGAGACACCAAGGAAAAATGTTAACACCCGGATTAGATAAATATGATCCATCTAAACCATTAGCTGATTTTGCAAAATATCTAGCTTTATGGGGGCACCATGCGTATGTCATTGTCGAAGGAAGATAGAGACGCAGCCACCAGATTAGCCATACTAACTGCACGTGATGATTTGCTTGCGTTTATTATGTTGATGAATCCTGGCTTCAGTGTAGGCCCGCATCACCGAGTCTTGTGTGATGAACTAATGAAACTTGAGAAGAACGATATAGATCGTCTCATGATTTTTATTTCGCCTCGTGCTTCTAAATCTTTAATTACTTCTACATACTTTCCGGCCTGGGCTTTAGGTCGTAATCCATATTGGCAAGAGATAGCTGTATCTCACAGTGATGACCTTGCAACTCGTTTCGGTAGATCGATTCGTGATATCATAACTTCAACTGCATATCAAACGATCTTTCCTAAAATAAATATTCGTAAAGATAATCGCTCGGCAAACAGCTGGGCATTAGAACACAACAAGAATCAAGCTGGTTCGTTTCTCGCGGCCGGTTCTGGTTCTGGTATTGCAGGTTTTGGTGCCCATCTAGCTATAATTGATGACCCTATCTCTGAGCAAGATGCTTATTCAAAGACTCGAAGAGAACATTTGAATAACTGGTACGCCTCAGGACTACGTACAAGGCTTATGCCTGGTGGTAAAATCGTGCTAGTGATGACTAGATGGCATGAAAATGATCTAGCTGGTCATCTTTTAAAGGCTGAAGACAGCGGAGTTATGGCAGATAAGTGGTCTGTTGTTAGTATTCCTGCCCTAAATACTACAGAATCTAGTAAAAAACTTAAAAAAGGCAGGGATGATCTCATAAGTCAAGGGTATTTAACCGAAGAATACCCTAAAGTTAAACGTGGTGAGTCCTTTTGGCCTGCATCTGACCAGAAAGATGGGTTCTGTTGGACTACTGAAGAGCTTATTCGTACCAAAAACAACACACCTGCCTTTAAATTTGATGCATTGTACATGCAAGCGCCCACAAATGAAGAAGGTGGTATCATTAAAGATAAATGGTGGCAGGAATGGGACAAACCTACCCCACCAGAGTGTGACTATATCATACAATCATGGGATACTGCGTTCTCTACCCGCACTACAGCCGATTATTCTGCTTGTACTACGTGGGGAATCTTTAATTCAGGCTTTGATATGCCTAATGTTATACTATTGGGGGCAGAAAGAGGTCGATGGGACTTTCCAACCTTGCGTGAAAAGGTAGTTTCTAAGTTTGAAGAGCATGATCCTGATACAGTACTGATTGAGAAGAAAGCTTCTGGTCAATCTTTAATTCAAGACTTACGTATGACTGGTATTCCTATCCAAGACTACCAACCTGATAGAGATAAAGTAGCAAGAACTTATGCTATTACTTCATTGTTTCATAACGGCAGAATTTATGCCCCCTTCTCAAAGGCATGGGCTAAAGAAGTTATGGATGAAGCAAGAACCTTTCCATCAGGGGCACATGATGACTACATGGATACCTTGACTCAAGCTTTATTATGGATTCGTAATGGCGGATACGTTACACACAAAGATGACACGTGGCTTGACAAAGCGGAAGAAAGTATTTATAATAGAAACCGTAGAGCATATTATTAATACGGAGACTTAAAGGAATTAAAATGGCAATCGAAAAAGTTATTACTCCAGATTTGGAAACACCAACAGTTAAAATACCAACTGACGAAGATGTACAATTAGACGAAGCAGGTAACGCAGAAGTAACTCTGCAAGATGATCAAGCTATGGCTGAAGCCGAAGCTATGGGCTTAATGGATGATATGATGATGCCAATGGCAACTGAACATGATGCTAATCTGGTTGAGTTTATGGATGAACAAGACCTTGCAGAATTTGCTGATGATATGTTCGAAGGTTATCAAACTGACAAAGAAGCTCGTGGAGAATATGATGAGATTGCAGAAGATGGTGTTAACTTATTAGGATTATCTTACGATGATTCTAGTCAACCCTTTCCTGGTGCATGTGGATCTACACATCCAGTACTTGCACAATCAGTAGTTAAGTTTCAAGCTAAAGCTTTTAAAGAATTATTTCCAACTGAAGGCCCGGTACGTACTCGTATTATGGGTGTGCAGTCCGATCAGAAATTACAACAAGCCAATCGTGTTAGAGATTTTATGAATTGGCAAACCCAAGTTCAAATGCCAGAGTATGGACCTGAACTTGATCGTTTATTATTTCACGTAGCTTTATATGGCTCGGCATTTAAAAAAACTTATTGGGATGCGACTTCCAATAGGCCTCGTACTGAATATGTTAAGGCTCAAGATTTTTATGTAGACTACTATGCATCTAATTTAGAAACTGCAGAACGTTTTACACACAAATATACATTGTCAACAAATCAAATTAAAAAATTACAACTTGCTGGATTGTTTGCAAAAGATGTAGACTTTTCAGAAGATGCAGAAATATCAGAGTCAGCTGCAGAAGATGCGGCAAATGAAGCTGTTGGATTAAGCAAGCCTGGCAATAACAATGACAGAGTAGAGATTTTAGAAATGCATGTTGAAGCAGACGTTCCAGGCTTTGAAGATGAGTCTGGTGTAAATCTTCCGTACATTGTATACATGACAGCAGATCAAAAAGTTTTATCTATTAGAAGAAACTGGGATGTTGAAGATCCATTTAAGAAAAAGAAATTATATTTTACACACTATACTATGATACCTGGATTAGGTTTTTATGGTTATGGTTATCTACATTTGATAGGCGGTCTTACTAAGACTGCAACTTCTTCAATGCGCCAGCTTATTGATGCTGGTACATTTGCAAATTTACCAGGTGGATTTAAAGCTCACGGATTACGTGTCTTAGCACCCGATGAGCCAATCGCTCCTGGTGAATGGAGAGAAGTAAATAGTCCGGCTGGTGATCTTGGAAAGTCTCTACAACCTTTGCCATTTAAAGAACCGTCAAGTACATTATTTAACCTAATGCAATATGTAACTAACGCCGCTCGTGAGTTTGCAGATGCCACAGATAATGTGGTAGAATCTGGAAGCAATTATGGACCAGTCGGAACCACTATGGCATTACTAGAACAATCTAGTAAACTATTTGCAGCAGTACATAAACGTATGCACGAAGCTCAAACCAAAGATTTAAGAATTCTTTGCAGACTCGATCAAGAATATTTACCAGAGTCTTATCCTTACGAAGTAGCAGGTGGTGCACAACAAGTATTTAGTCAAGACTTTAATTTAAAAAGTATTGATGTAATACCTGTATCAGATCCTAACATGCCAACTGAGGCACATCGTATTGCTAAGATAAATGCAATTATGTCTATAGCTCAACAGAATCCTGGACAATATAATATGCAATTAATTAGTCAAGAATTATTTTCTGCTATGGGTGTTGAAGATCCTAAGAGATATTTAGCCCAATCACAACCTCCTTTTACTGGAGATCCTATTACTGAAAATATGGCAGCTATGAAAGGGGCACCTTTAAAAGCTTCTATAGAACAAAACCATGATGCACATATTATTGTACATGGTACTATGTTACAAAATCCTGCATACAATGAAAATCAACAAATGAAACAAATCTTGATGTCACACATTCAAGATCACCTTTCACTTAAGTATAGACAAGAAATGGCACAGATGATTCCTGATCCACAAATGCAACAAATGATTATGTCCAATCCACCTCAACAACAACCAGGACAACCCAAACAACCGCCACCAAAATTACCGCCTGAATTAGAAAATCAAATAGCAATGATGGCAGCTAATGCAGCGGATTCAGTATTACAACTTGATGAAGAAAAAGCTAGAATTATGGCAGGTGAAAAGAAAGATCCACAGATTGAATTACAAGAAAAAGATCTTGCTTTACGTGCACAAAAAATGATGAACGATTTAAAAGTGCATGAAGATAAGATGGCATTAGAAGAAGCTCAAACAATAATTAAAGATGAGAATACCGATGAAGATCGTGAACTACGTAAAGAAAAAATTATGATAGATCAAATGAATAAAGAGAGTGAAATGAAACAAGAGTTAGTTGAAAAAGCTATGGACGTTGCTGCACAGACAGGAGCTAGTGCTATAAAAATTAGTGGAGATATCTAATGATTTGGTATTTAACAGTGATGTTAACATATGCTGGACTGGATGAATCCCAATTTACTAAATGGCAAGCTCATATATTCAAAGATGATCAAGAATGTCACAAGTTTGTTTACGATAATAAAGTTTTATTAGTAGATGGTTTACTAGAAAAATTTAGAAACTCAAACGGTAATGAATTAATAAGTTTTGAATTTTATTGTCAAGGCGAAACTTTACAGGAAGTTTGATGAAAGTATCTGAAAATACATCTATAAGTATGCCAGCTAGAAATTTAATTTCTATTATCGCTGCAGTTACTGTAGGTGCCTGGTTTGCTTTTGGTGTTATAGAGAGACTTAACTCTATTGAAACACAACTACAACTTATAGAAAAAGATATAGAAGCTGCAAATGAGTTTATTGCAGGGGTTCCTAAAGGTGAGATGGTGTCTCCACAGATACAAGAGCTTTACATGTTGACAGAATTTCTTGCAGGTGATGTAGAAAAGCTAAAAGAAATTATTGAAAACAACGTACCTAATATTGAAAAAAATGATATGACTATTCAATTTCATGAAGATCGTATCATAGACTTGGAAAATAGGAAAAATGGGAATCATTGAAACAGTTATTATACTTAGTTTGTACGTCTATGATGGTGGTAATAAAACCATAGAAGGCTGGTACCACCAGGATAATATCAGTACATGTCTTGCAGCCAAGCGTTTAGCTGAGCGTAACTCCGGTAATCAAGTACAGTATACTTGTAGC